GGCACTGTGCCGGGGCTAATGTTTGCAGCCGCCTTGGCAAGGATTACCGTGCGATACGCATCATCGGACAGGCTAAACACCGTGGTTGCGGATGCGCCAGAATAAAACACACCTTGCCCAAACCCCAAATCATTCCACCCGAAAAAGCCACCCGGCATCGGCATATTGAGTTCTCGTGCGACACCAACAATACGCCCCCAGATGTCCAGACCGAAACCCTGCGCTGTCATGACATTAATCACGTTATCGTACAGTGCATCTAGCGTGTCATCAGGTGCAAACCACTGGTCGGCGTAATCAACAAGCGCCGTGATGGTTGGGCTGTTAGCGTATTGGGCTAGCAGCGTATCGCGGTAATTAATCATACGACCGTGACCAGAATGTTAAAGTCAGCCGTTGATGGTATTTGGTCAATCCCGATAGTTAGCGCCGTCGTGGTGCTGCCGGGGGCGAAACCGACACCGAGCGTCAGGATTTGCACCAGTGTGCTGATGGCATAGATGCCTTGATAGTAGCGACCTGCATACACCGTTTTTCCAATCCGCTCACGTTCGCCGCCATCCTGACCGCTAAACGCGGATAGCACCGCGTTTTTAACGAGCTGCACAATGTTAGACGGCAGACCTGGATTAGCTTTGATACTGATCTCAAACGTTATAGCCTGCACCATTGGCGTTACCCACTTCATCAGGTAGGTGGGGGCGGGGGCGCTGTAATTTGTATCAGTAATGGTGTAAGTCGTGCCGCCAGTCATTGGGCAACCCGGCGGCTTGTTATCCCAAATGGCTTTTGCAACATCAGCCGCTAGACCGCCGTACACGCACACAAACAGGCTGTAAGCAGGGATGGAATACGCTGTCGAGCCAGTCGCTACCGCCGCCGCTGTTGGGTTATCAATCACATACGCATCAGCTACGCCAGGCACTTCGAGCAATGCCGCATAGATCGAGTTGAGCGCGTTAATTGAGTTTTTCCCGACCGACAATTTGCGCCGTGCCTCAAACTCTGCCCGTGATTCTGCCAGCCTCCCGACCACGCCCGACGTGCTAGGATTGCTGGCGGACTCCCAGCCGATGACTGGCGTGTAGATTGTCGTAATGGCGTTGACAGGGCAGGGGATAGCGCCGTGTTCGCCGTTTTGGAACGGGATACTAACCACTCCGCCAGCGCCGATAGTGCCGGATGCCGTGGCATAGTATTTGTATCCGGCAGAATCCAGCACGATAGCCCCAGCGGGGATGACCGTGCCTACCGCACCAAAACAGGACACAGTAACTACTGTACCCGTTCCCGCGATGCGTGTTAAAAAATAAATCTGCCCGATAGCATCTTGATAACGCCCGTCTGCCGTATTTGGGTCTAGGCAGTTAATCGCGTGAATAATCTGGTCGTTTGCATCCCCAATAATGGCGGTCATGGATTGTGCAAGCTGACCCTGCGGTGTGGTCAGCGACTTGTCCAGACCGCCACCGAATGCGGTATCAATGTCAGTCAGCACGCCTTCAAGGATGGCGGACTCTTGCGGTAAAACCACGCCAGCACTTGTAAACGCCAGCGGCGGTACTACTGTAGTTGCAATCGTCATTTAAACGACACTCCCAAATCAATCAGTTGTCTATTCACGACCTGCAAATCCTCGAATTCAACCATTCCCACCTCCGGCACGCGTAACGCTTCGTTTTCAAGCGCCGATTTGACAAATTGACGCGGTGGCAATTGCCCTAGGATGTCCCAATACGGCACGCCGATGGCGGTATTGTACCAGCACTCACCCGCAAATGTCCGGCACGCGCTCGAAACGTTTTGAGCAACGGCGTAGGGGTTGTCCGCAAGGGCGATATTTCCTGACGCATCAAGCACCAAATCCCATTTATCCCGGTCAAGCAATAATGTTTTCAAGACATACCTCCCGAAGTTTCCGTACCCGATCTAATGCCGCCGTGTGTGTGGGTGTTAACGTTTTTGCCGCCCACTATCAGTGTATTGGGGATAGTTACCGTAGGCGCTACTATCTCAATTCCGCTGGCGCTAAACCGGATATACTGAGTTGGTGCGCTTGAGAGTATAGCCCCTAAATATACTGCATCGCTCATGTCATGTTTTCGCAGACTGCCGGGGTGAGTCGCGTCCTTAGCTGCCTTGACCGCCGATATGTCCCGATCACAAAACAGGGCAATGCCAATGTCACCCACCACAGGGTCAATGATGATCGCATTGCCGCCGCCTTGAAGCCGCAGGTATGGCACGTCGTAAATAGTGCCATGCGGGATAAGCTGCCCATCGCCGTCCAGTTGCCCAACCAGCGGCATGATGTCCACGCGCCCAATTGCCGCCGCGTCGCCTGCGTTTGTTACCTTGGTTACTTTGACGGGCATAGATGTGCGCACATCGCCCAACAGTGACCGAATGATGAATTGCGCCTCATTCTGTGGGCTGGTCAGGTCTGACGGGGTTAGATTGGTGTTAAGCTCTTGAAGCATACAAGCTCCTGTTAAGTTTTAGCGATGACTGCCACATTCCACCGGGCATTTGCGCCGCCAACTCATGACGCGCAGCCAAACAAAACCATTTGCCAGTTGCATTACCGACAATTGATCGTAAGTCTATCATCGCGCCGTAAGCTAGGTTAACGTCAAACTCTGCTTTTACTTCAATGCCTGCCGGGGTAAATGCTGGGTATCCGATCATGCCAGTATCCGCGCTCAGGATGATGGGCGTATCATTACGCGCTGCGCCGTTAGACCAGATACTCACCGTCTTATTGCTTACGCTGTAGGCGATGCCAGCAGCCTGCGTGAGTCGTTGTATTTGCTGCATAGCACTACCGGGGGCGTATTGATTGGATAGCCTAGCCGTCACACCATTGTTAACGAACGTATAGCCCATGCCCTCAGTGATAGCCTTGATAGCGTCCGCCACAGGCACAGAGCCGGAATAGGACGCGGGGGCGATGGGTTGCGCTCGATTGCGGTAGCCGGATTGGGCAAAAATGTTAAAGCTCGAATCGGGTGACGCTGAAAAATCTGTGTAGGCTTTTATGATTGTCCCTTCAAACACCTGCCAGATTGCGCCTCCGACATTGCCAGCCAACACGGTTACGGAATCGCCACGGATACTAAGGGCTTGCAGGGTATTGGTAGCGAAGTTATTCATGTCCGCAAGTTTCATGCCGAAAATGCGTAGGTTCAGCGTATCCATTGCGTGCAATCCACCCGGATTATCGACGATGGCTTCAACCCGATGACCTGACAGCGAGAGGATGGAGTTCTTCCCCCCTGATGCCAGTGCCAACACAACGCGGATTTCCCGCTCGATTAGAGCCATTGCGACACCTCACCGGGCAACAGATAGACCAGCAGCCAACGACTACCCATGCCTGTGTGTTGCGGGTCACTTGCCCCTTGCGTATCGGCAAACATCAAATCACCAGACAATCCACCGTAACGGATGATACGTACCCGGTCACGGCAAAGGATGCCAGTTGCCGCCGCCACGCCATCCATGGTCAAATCAAGGTAAACACCCGTGCTTTTTTGATAAACGGATATTTCACACGACTGCTGGTCTAGCGAGACATAAAGGGATTGTGAAGCGATGGGCAACAGGGGGATGTTTTTCACGGGTAATACTGCCAATTGAAGTAAAAAACAACTGCCAGCGCAATAATGATAACGGTAATCATTTAATATTTACCTCTGTAGCCTGTACCGTGCCAATGCCCTGCTTATCCTGCCCTGATGCCGTTTTGGTGGAGTAGTAGCCAATCACGGCGGATTCACGCACCTCTTGGAAACTTGCCTCAACTGTCAACATACTCACTCCGTTTTTTGCCGTGCGCCGATAGCTGTAGTTAATGAGATTCATTCTATGATAAGTGGCATCAGGTGTCACGACCGAATACAGCAACAGACTATTTTTCATGGCTTCGAGCGCAATCAGAAAACCCGCCCGTGTCATTTGCCCCATACCGCCGCACGTCATGACGATATGCAGGTCGGACGGAATAGCGACTTTGTTGTAAGCCGCAAAACTGCCATTTTCGACGGGGTGTGTAGCTATCTTGGCTTCGCCTTTGTATTCCAACCCCATCACCGAATCTGGCGTTAAAGCAGGTTGTCCGCCAGCGGTCAATATCTGCCACCTTGACGGGCTGAATAAATCCATCAGCCCGAACAAGTCGCCACCCAATGCCCGATAAATCCCCGTCACTGCATTGGTTACTGAGCGCGGAACGTTCGGTACGCCCGGCACTTTTGGCACGTTGGGAAATGGTATCAATGACATTATTGCGCCCCCGCTGCGTGTGAGTAGACGGCTGCTTGCCGCTGTAGCGCCGCTTTCATGTCCTTGAACATAACATCGGCTGTCGTGGCTTGCGTGTTAATCGTCATGTTTTGGATGTTTGTCGAAATGCTTGACGTACTGCCACCAGAAACAGACCCAGCCCCCATCCTAGATGTGATGTCATGCACATAGCCGCGTGTTTCGGCAGGGGCATGAGATAACCAATCTGAGCCGTACCGGGATTTTGCCTTTTGGACATTTCCTTCCCCCCAGTTGTAACCAGCCAGTGCCGCCGATGTGTCGCCCTTAAACATCTTGATGAGCTTGGCATAATAACGGCTTGCAGCATCAGCGGATTCGCTCAGATCATTGGGGTTTTTCAATCCGTATTTTTGAGCCGTTTCCGGCATGAATTGGAAGTGACCTTGAGCGCCCGCGCTGCTGTGCATAAATTTAGGGTTGCCGCGCTGCGACTCTTGTAACCAAACGCTATCCAGTAAGCCAGACGGTAGCCCACGCTGCTTTTCGAGCGATGAAAACAGCGCGTTGGCGTTGGGATTTTTTGCCCATGTTTCTTTACTCCCTAGTGGGGCTGCCGATTCTGCTGGAGACGGAACAAATGGCGGGGGCGCGATAGGCTTTTCATCTTTAGCATAACCGAAGTATTGCTTGATTCCTAACCAAGCGTTGCTAGCTCGCTCCCCAACGGTCAGCGGGTCATCAAAAAGCCCTTGACCACGAGTGTCGATAGGAGATTCAGCGCCTGTTGCTTCGCTGACCGCCGTTAATTTATCAGCCAACTTTCCAAGCCATTCCGCACCATCTTTAATAACTGGCACTAATTTTCCAATCCACGAATCCGCTAGCCGCTCCGATGAGTCCATTATCCTTTCAATTTCCGGCGCAACTCTGATAAACGCCCCCGTCATCAGACCGTCAATCGACTGCTTAAACACCGACCACTTTTCTTGCATCTGTTCCGTGACTTTCGCGCCATCCTCGGACACACCGGACAAGTTGCGCATTTTATCGATAAGCGCCTGCACTTTTTCGGGTGATTGGCGTAACAAGTTAAACGTCCCTGCATCAAGCCCCAAGGCATTGGCGAGATACATCTTGTCTTGTTCGGTCAGGTTTCGGTTTTGCAAGCCCTTATTGATTTGCCCCATGATGTCGGATACATCACGCATGTTGCCCTTGGCATCCAGCATACTGACATTGAGCGCATTCATTGCGCCCATAAATGCTGGGGGCGCGTTGCCTGTCGCTTTGATCTCTTCGAGCGTGCCTGCGATAGCCTGCGCGGACGCCTGAAAGTCTGATTTCTTCCCACCCACCGATTCGACCGCAGCACCCCATGCGTCCAGCTCTCGCCCGGACGTGCCGAGGTTAAGCGCCATCCTGCCCAATGCCGCCTGCGCTGATACCGTGTCAGCCACAAACCCCTTTATGGAGTTCGCCCCGACCAGCACGGCAACCATCGACACAATTTCGTTTTTGACCTTGTTGAAGCCGTCAGCCATCGCCTTAGATCGCGCTACCTGCGCTTTGGCGTGCTTGTCACTAGCCTTATCGAGATTATCGAGCGACTGCCCTGCATCAGCCTGACCCCGCCGCAATCCCGACGTATCGAAACCTAGGGTTATCAGCAGGCTATCAATGACTGTTGGCATACTCGCTCATCCTATTTTGGTTGTGTGTGTCCACTGCGTTTATCTCCAACATATCCCACAAATCCACCAGACCATAAACCGTTTGGAGTTCGTGGAGCGTCGCCAAACGGCTAGAAACGATAGTGCCGATAGTACGGGGCAGGTTAGTGTACTCGACCAAACCCCGCACCTGATGCGGTACATGAACCCCGAAGTCTATTGAATGTCGGCTGTCAAAAAAAGGGTGTGCAGCTCAAAAACATGACGGCGTAGCTTGATAAGGGTTGGCACTTCTTCAATGTCGTCCTCAAACAATGCGCGGGTCAGTGTTGGATTTTTCGCATCAGGCACTACTTGCACGCATCCCAGCATGTCATTGAGCAGTGGCTCGGCATCCTCGAACTGCATGTGCAGCACCGCGGCAAGGATATTCCCCGCAATGGATGCCATGCCGCCCGATGTTTCGGGGATTTCCACGCCAGCTTTACCCATTGCAAACACGGCACGGATTGCCCAGCGTTCAGCGGAATATGCTGACATTTCGGTGATGAGAAAAACCTTGCCCTTGTCCCGCCCGTCGGTAGCGGTAAATGTCTCGGTACGTCTAGCCATTATGCCGCCTCACCTGTTACGCGCTCCCATGTAATCACGTACACCTGTGGCTGTAACGTCTTTTTAACGGACGGCATGGCTGGGGCTGTGGTTAGGTAGCCATTGGTGAGGGTGTATTTTTTTCCGACGGCTGGAAGTATGGCGGTTGCATTTGCCGCGTACTTTTCCTTCACCGCTTTTTCCGCACTTGCCCATGTGTCGAAAAACGGGATAGATGGGCTATCAGGCATCAGGGTAATGGTTTGCTTAACCGGACTAAACACAAAACCCGCTGACAGATGCCCATCAACACCCATGACGACTTCCGCCATTTCGAGTGCCTCAGCCGTAAAAGCGTCATCAGCGGCATAGCCCTTGATGTTCTGCGGCGACTGGAACAATCCGGTAATCGAGATGGCTAACGTGCTGTTAGCACTGGTAATTGTTGCCATTATTGCACCTCAATGCTTGCAAGGGTTACAGATTGGATAGAGCCGCCATCCATGTAGTACAGCGTCATCACCGGACTAGACCGTGCTGCCCGAATGGCTGCTGTTGCGGGTTGGATTTGCAGATACCAGCCCTTTTCACTCATGACCGCCGACACATCCACGCCCAGCACTGACTGCATTTGAGCCTTTTGGCTTTGCGACAACACCACGCCCCGACGGATTGCGCCGAAGTTAACAGCCGCTTCGATGGGGTCTTGGCAGGCTGCATAAATCAGCGCGTAGCCATCCGCGTTGTAAGGGATGGATGTCACACCAACCATCAAATTAATGATGCTGTATTGCAGGTTAGCATTCAGCCAGATTTGATTGAGATACGAGTCCAGCCACTTCCAGATGCCTGCCACGCTGCCCGGATAGAAAAACACGAATTGGTCATTTGCCGTGGCGTAATTGCCATAGTAGTTGTACCCGTTGCCCTTGAGTGCATCAGCCGCCGCTTGCGTCACAACGGTTTGCGTGACGTTGCTACCCTGCTTAAACGCTGCTGTTGCACGACCATTCAAGCGGTCAAAATCAAGGGATGCGGCAAAGCCCAATACAAACGCCGCTGCTGTGTAATCGCCGAACACGGGGATAGAGCCGGACACATCGCCCGATTGCAGGTAATAGCCCCATGTAGCGGTACTTCCCAATGTCAGCGCGTTAACATCCGAGTCCATGCCGACATAGCCGAAGCGAGGCGCAACACTTGCCGTCCAGTCGCTGAATGCCTGTTTTTCAGCGAGGAGTGATTCCCACGTCGTCGTGAACAATGCCCAGTTTTGTGTTGTGGCGATAATGCCCGGCATAAACGTTGCAGGTGTTGCAATGGCTGCACCTGCCGACGTTACCGCCCCCGTTGCCGCTGTCAGCATCAAGCCTGCCGATAGCGTGCCTGTGGCAAACGATACGGTAGATGTTGCGCCAGTGGTTGAGCTGGTGATTTTAAAAGCGTTGCGTTGCTGGTCGTAAGTTACCGTCCCACCCAGCGAAGTGAATGCGGCTTGAATGATCGTCGCTGCATTACTAAAGCTGGTTGCCGCTGTCAGATTGATGGCTGTTGATGTTTTGGCAACGCCGTCCACACTAATAATCAACGTGCCGGACAATGCCTTGAGCTGCGTTAACGTCATCGTGCCAAGGTTTGCGCCGCGCATGTAGCCAGCCTCAGCCGCCGGGTTAAACTGCGCGAAATACAGCAAGCCCGGTGTTTTTGTGCCATTGACGAACCCGGCAA